ATGACTTGGAAAAGAACTGGTTCTCTTAAAGTTTATGTGAATGGAGCATTAGATGGTTCTATCTCTTCATCTGGAAATTACGCAAATATTCCAACAGAAAATGTTTCATTAAATGGGAATGCTGATGGAAGTTTTGCGGTTGGAAAAGATTGCACAATAGACGAAGTTGGAATTTGGAATAAAGAATTATCGGCATCAGAAATTACATCTCTTTACAACGCTGGGGCTGGCAAAAGTTATCCATTTAATTAATATGCCAAGACTATCTTTAGGACTAGGAGTGCAGAACATCCCAAAGGTTGGTGGTGGCGCGCCATCACCACTCCTTTCTGGCCTACTTGCCTACTGGAAGCTCGACACAACTAGCTGGCTAGACTCAAGCGGGAATGGCAATACTTTGGCGGTCACAAATGGGTCAAGTTCAAACATTACAATCGAATCTGGCAGAGTAACAACAAGCGCAAGGTTTAGCGCTAATGGAACATTTTTAGAAAGATCAGATTTTGAATTTCCAAATTATTGGACGATTTCCTTTTGGCAGTATAAAATTAACACTACTGCAAATTTAGCTTTCTGTTCTTTTTGGGATTTTGGATATAACGGCGGAACAAGAGTTTTTCAAATTGCTGGCGGTGAAGATGATAATAATCAATGGATCGGTGCGGGAGGTATTGATTATGGGCAATCATTTACTCCAAATGAAAACCAATGGTATCATCACTGCATAACGCAAGATTCTAGCGGATTAAATTGGTATATTAATAACTCATTTTATGTGGGAGATAATGGATATGCGTCAGCAAGGGCTGGAACTAGCCTGGCGATTGGTGCTACAGCCGCCGAGGGGGATTTTTACGCATCACAAGGAAACTATCGTATTTGCGAATACGGAGTTTGGAATCGCGCTTTGACTGGCGCAGAAATAACATCTCTCTACAATGCTGGGGCTGGGAAAACCTATCCATTTAACTAAAATGCCAATCCTACTCATTGCTCTATTCCTCTGCTCTTGCTCTCCAAGCAAAGTTGACAATAATTTGCTTCCTGTTTATTCGGACATGGGCGCAGCCGAAGATGCCGGAAAGGTTAAGCCATGAGTGATGACCAGGTCTGGAGCATAGAGGTCAAATTGGCCCGGATGGAAGAGCGCCAGGTCCAGTTGTACAAAATGGTCGAGACCAGCTTGTCAAAGTACGCGGATGTGGTAAATAGAGTTTCTGCATTAGAGCACTTCCGGACAAAGGCGCTAGCCATAGCCGGGATTATTGGACTGATCTGTTCAATAGCCTGGGACATGCTTAAAAATCGTTTAGGGAATTAGGAGAAAAACAATGGCATCACTCACAGCTGGAACAACATTTACAGACGGAGTCGCAAACGATGTAACCGCAGCCAAGCTAGGCGCGTTGGTTACAGCTGCCACGCCAACCTCCGGCCTTATTCAAGATCGTACTGCCGAAACGGTTGTTGGAACAGACGATACGATTCTAATTGGGGATGCTTCAGATTCAAATAATCTAAAGAGAATGACGGTTGCCAATCTTCTGAAGGCCCCTCTTGTCAGTACGTCAGGAACGATTGATAACCTTACGACTGGTACGACAACGTCGACAGCGCAGATTGTTACGAGTGGTACGACTGCGACATTTAATAGCACCACTGGAACCATTAATACATTAACGGCAGGAACTACAAATTCAACTTCTGCAACAATCCAGAATCTTACTTCTGGAACTACTACCTCAACAAACGCAAACATTACAAATGGAACAGTTCAAACGCTTACAGCAAGTACGCTGAGTGGAGTATTAACTGGCGGAACATATACTGGATCAGTTGGAACATCTTGCAATTTTACTGCTGGAACGATTGGAACTCTAAACAGCACTACTGGAACGATTACCAATTTAAGAAGCACTACTGGAACTATTGGTAATTTATCCACAACCTTAGCTGGTGACTTCACTATTAGTCAAGGGACGGCAACTCTTTCTACAACTGGAGCAACGGCAGGAACCTATGGTACAACTGGAATTATTCCAACAATTTCAGTTGATGCCAAGGGAAGGATTACAACCATTGGAACTGCTTCTGGTGGAAAGATTTTGCAGGTTGTTGAGGCAACATATTCTACTCAAGTTTCCACTAGCTCAACCTCACATTCTGATACTGGATTATCAGCATCAATTACACCATCAAGCGCATCAAATAAAATTATTGTTCTTGTCAATCAGAATTATTATGTTACAAGATCCGCCACAAATGCTGGTCATGCTGTTAAATTAGTGAGAACAATAGGAACAAATTCATCAGACATTACGACAACTCCTAGTGGATATGATTCGGGTTTTGTAGTTGCAAGTGGGTCGGGAGCGTCATCGACAGCATTAGCTGGCTATGTCACAATAGCTGCACTAGATTCACCATCGACCACATCTCAATGCACATACAAAACACAAGGTAGGATATATCAAATTGGATCATCTCCAATAGTTTACTACCAAGAGGCTAGCTCACCTTCAAGAATAATTTTGGCCGAGGTAGCACCATGATAAAAAAAGCAGACGCAATTTTTTCGCTTGTTCCAGATGCCGAGTTTTCCATCGTTGGATCTGGCATTGGTGGTGTTGTTACATGGATCAAGCCATCGCAAGCCCCAGTAACAGAGGAGCAGATTTTCAACGAATACAACCGCCTTGTTGCCGAAGAGCCAATGAAAATTTCCAAGGAGAACAGGTCAAGCGCGTATCGCACTGAATCTGATCCTCTTTTCTTCAAATCACAACGCGGGGAAGCTACCGAAGCCGAATGGCTATCTAAGGTAGAGGAAATCAAGCAAAGGTTTCCATACTAGGGTCTAATTTATGACCCTAACTGAAATTGCCCAATACGCAGGCGAGAAGATCGGCAAGACCGATGCCGATACGCTTACTTTCTTGCAAAAGTCAGCATCGCTGAACTATCGGCGCGTCTGGAACTTTGCCCCATGGCGCGAGAGTGTCACTAGCTCGACGTACTCAGTATCTACGTCTACCAGAACTGTTACCCTTGGATCGTTAGTAGAGAATCCTCTTTCAGTTGCATACGGTGATAGCGAACTGTTAGCAGTAGATTTGCAGACAATCATTAGCCAGGACGCAGACTTGCTGGACAACAATAGAACAGGAACACCGACTCAGTATTACTTTACAGGCCGCGGAACGTCTGGGACAGCACAGATTGACCTTTATCCGCTATTGAACACGTCGAGCACGACGCCTCTGAAGGTAGTGGAGAAGAACCAGTGCTTAACCAGGTCGAATTATGTCGTAGACTTTCCTCCGGCGTCCAACGCGATTACTGACGAGCTCAGATTGCCTCACGTTCAGCACGTTGTCCTGGCATTGACTCACGCCGACGCCCTGGAGAGGGAGAGGCAGTACGCAAAGGCCCAGGCTGTGGTGGCAACGGCCAATGCAGACCTATCTGCCATGGCTCAGTACGAAATGAGCCAGGTCGGAGGAATTAAGGTAATCACTCCGTCAAGCCTTGGTGAATTTAGCATATTAGACATATCGGTTTAGTGCTATGCCACTTTACAACGACAACCTAGACGATCTTCTAGCCATATCCGGATCGTTTAGTTTTGATGGGGGCCAGGTATCCGGAGTCACGCCAAGCCTAATTGCAAATAACCAGGCTAGCGATCTTTACAATATGACGATAAGTCCGTCTGGAATTCTCCAGACGCGACAAGGGATCGAACAAATATCTTCCAACGTCTCAAGCGGATCATCAATCCAGGGCATGCACTATCTCGACACTCCAAGCATCGAACATATTATTCTGGCGACGAACGGAACGATCTACAAAAGCACAAGTGCAACCAGCTTTTCGACGACAAACGGTACGGTCACGAGCGGGGCTGTTGATGTTGACTTCACGCAATTCAAAAACAAAATTTTCTATACGGACGGAGCTAGCGAACTTTATTATACGGACGGAACAACGTCGTACAGGCAGGGGTCGAAGGTATCTACAATTACGGTTTCAACCGAGGGCCGTGGATATACTGGGTCGACTGCGGCAGTAACAATTGGAACTCCAAATTTAAGCGGAGGAACAAATGCAACGGCAGTTGCATTGATTTCAAGCGGAACTGTATCTGGCGTCACAATTCTAAACTCAGGATCTGGATACACGTCTGCTCCATCAGTTACAATAGCTGCCCCACCCTCCGGTGGAGGACACTTTACGGCAACGGCTACAGCAACCATATCAAGCATTGCCCCAGCCGGACTTCGACTTATCCGCCAGTTTACGAATCGACTTTTTGCGGTTGGTACAGGAGACAATCGGAATACTCTCTACGCATCAGATCTTCTTGATGCCGAGGTCTGGAAATCGACGAACAGCATTATTGTGGGTGGCGACGATGGTGAGGACATTGTGGCAATTCAGCCTTTCTTTGACTTTGAAATCCTTGTGTTAAAGCCAAACAAGATCTACCTGGTAACAGCAGACCCAACAAAAGCAACGGCTGCGGAATGGACCGTTAGATTGATTAACGACAAACTTGGATGCCAGGCCGGAAGGACCACAATCTTTACAACTAAAGACGTGTTCTTCCTGTCGAGCGATGGGATAAGGAGCGTAGTAAGGTCGATGGCAGACGACTTTTAT